AACATGATGGTAGACTTTTTCTTCTTCTTCGTTCCCAACCGACTACTGTGGGAACATTGGGAACAATTCAACGGCGCTCAAGACGAACCTGGCACTATTGTGGATTACACGATTCCTATTATTACTACTACAGCCGTTACTGGCGAAGTCGTAGGATCTATCTACGACAAAATGGGAATTCCTACTCAAGTTCCCGGCCTAACTATTAGTGCTCTACCTCTTCGCGCATACGCTTTGATCTGGAACGAATGGTTCCGAGATCAAAATCTTCAGGATAAATGCTATTTCATCAAGGATGATGGCCCGGACTCGCCTACGGACTACGCAATTCTAAAACGTGGCAAACGACACGATTATTTCACGTCGTGCCTACCCGAACCTCAAAAGGGCCCTGAAGTATCTTTACCTCTAGGTATTACAGCACCAGTTACTCGCGTATCTGGAGCTACAGGTGTTAAAATGTATGGTTCAGGAGGAAACACTCTTCAATCTGGAACTGCAGGAGCTAACGATTACTTTCCTAATACTGGCGGTGACGCCGGTAAACTCTGGGCTAACGGCCTCGGATGGGCTTCAATCGATCCTAATGGCTCTCTAGTTGCAGATTTAGAAGATGCTACAGCAGCTTCCATCAACCAACTTAGACAAGCTATTCAAATTCAATCTATATACGAGCTGGACGCTAGAGGAGGTACCAGATACGTCGAAATCCTACAAGCTCACTTCAACGTCGTCTCACCAGATTTCCGTCTACAGCGACCAGAATATCTAGGTGGCGGACAGGTGAAGATAAATTCTCATCCTATCGCACAAACGTCTCCTACCTCAGGTTCAAACGCTCAAGGGCAACTTGCAGCCTTCTCTACCGCTTCTACAATGAATGGCAGCTCCATTGGCTTCACTAAATCGTTCGTCGAACATGGCTACGTTATCGGTATGATGTGCGCACGCGCAGACATCACCTATCAACAGGGCCTTGAACGAATGTGGTCAAGACGTACACGATTTGATTTCTACTGGCCTAAACTGCAAGAAATCGGCGAACAAGCTGTTCTCAACAAAGAAATCTATGCAGTAGGTACAGGAGGAGCAACAGATGCAATGGCATTCGGATACCAAGAACGATATGCAGAATATCGTTACAAACCTTCACAAATTACTTGCGATCTTCGTAGTAGTCATTCAACTCCTCTCGATGCTTGGCATTTATCGCAAGAATTTGCAACTGCTCCAGTACTCGATGAAGCATTTATTGTAGAAGACCCTCCTGTACCTCGAGTGATTGCAGTATCTACTTCTCCGCAATTCATCATGGATGCTTATATTGATATGAAAACTACTCGTCCTATGCCTGTTTATGGCGTACCGGGCCTTATTGATCATTTCTAAAATGGAAATATTCGACCTGTACTTTGCAACTTTGGTCGGATGGCAATACCACCCCGGCAATCGCCGGGATGGTGTTTATCTATCTATTGATGAATGTGCTGAAATCTCTCTTGAAATGATGAAAAAGCGCGAACAACTGAAGGAGAAAATCGAATGCCTATCGCTTCTGGATTAATTGGCGCAGGTGCCTCCCTTTTGGGGGGTATCCTTGGTAATAAATCTTCTGCAAAATCCGCGAAAGCCCAAATGGCTTTCCAAGAGCGGATGTCAAATACTGCTCATCAGCGCGAAGTACGTGATCTTCGCGCGGCCGGTCTTAATCCTATTCTTTCTGCCACCGGTGGTCCTGGTGCATCTACTCCGGTTGGCGCGAAATATGAGGCTAAAGACGTTGTCACTCCTGCTGTTAATTCCGCGCTTTCTTCAGCATCTAATGCTCAGAATCTTAAAAATATGAAAGCTACGGAGGATGCTACAAACGCACAAGCTGCCAATACTCGTATGGACACTGCGCTCAAAAGTGCGCAAATCAACGAGGTTCAAACTCGTACTCCTGTAAATGTTCAGACAGAACTTCGATTGAAAGCAGATACCGCGGTAGCTGAAAAGCAAGCGGAAAAAATCGACGCTGAAATTCGTAATCTATCGGAACAACAAAAAGTAATCCTTGCTGAGTACGCACTTAAACTAGAACAAGCTAAACAATCTAATTCAGCGGCACGTATTCAAGCCGTTGAGGCTGAAGCTGCTGAATGGGCGCAAGAAAATGGACTTACTCACACTATGAAAGTTCTAGAAGCCGGCGGGACTGCTGCACGCGCCGTAAAGGATGTTGTAGGCGGCGCTATTCAGGGCGTAACTCGTTCTATCGGCGTCAAAGGAAGGGGCGCTCCATCAGCTAGTAGACTAGCAAAACCATAACGGTTTTTTCGTGTCGGGATGGTTTATATCCCGATGCGAAAAAAGCGTAATACTCACTAAATCTCTCACCATATCTAAGGAGCAGAAAATGTCTGAAACTAACGCGAAACTTAACGCGATCTCTAACATTGTTCGCGACGAATACAGCCCGCGTACACGCGTGGCTATTACCTTTCCAGCTAACTCTCGCTGGACTAAACAGTCCTTCAAGGACGAATGCGACGTCAATACAATTATGCGTCGCTATCAATCTACCGGCGAAATGCCGGTTCTTAATCAACGCGCTCCCCAGTACTTGGACGCTACTGGTTTCGATTATCAACAAGCCATGGAGTTTGTCGCTGGTGCGAAAACTCTCTTTGGTGAGCTGCCTTCGGATCTTCGAAATAGATTCGGAAATGATCCAGCAGCCTTCCTTGACTTCTGCAGTCAAGAAAAAAACCGGCCAGAAATGGCCGAAATGGGGCTTCTCAAGCCCGTATTGTTGGAACCCGTAGTACCGGGTTCAACTCCACCCGTACAGGCGCCTATAGAGCCTGAAAATACCTCGGTGTAAAAACCGCTTGACACATTTGTTCTCCTTGTATTCAAATGTGTCAGGTGACACCAAGTCACCTCTCTCTCCTGAAAGGAAAAAATCATGAAGCGCAGCAAAATGAACTATCAAAAATCCCGTAAACAGTTTTCAGCTACTGCTTCCCGTAGTCACAAGAAAAACTTTCAAGGGGCCCCGATGCGGGGTGGAATCCGGCTGTAAAAATGCCGTGTTTCAAACCACTCAAGGGGTATATGTCTGCAACTCCTTCGGCGACTGGAAAGAGACAGATAGTCTTCAACAAGCGCCAAGGGTTTGTCGACATGCCTATGGAGGTTCCATGTGGACGTTGTATCGGTTGCCGCATGGAAAAAGCCCAACAATGGGCTACTCGTTGTATGCACGAGGCCTCTCAACACACGAACAATTGTTTCGTTACGTTGACCTATAACGACGAAAATCTCCCTTCGGATATGTCGTTAAACAAAAGACACTTTCAACTTTTCATGAAGCGGCTTCGCAAGCGCTTTATCTCAACCAAATTCCGCTTTTATATGTGCGGAGAATATGGAGATGAAAATGGAAGACCCCACTATCATGCTTTACTGTTCGGATTGGACTTTCCCGATAAAAAAGTCCATTCAAAGGCTGAAGGAAAAATTAATTACACCTCTGAAATTCTTAGAACTGTTTGGGGTATGGGTCATGTTCTTATTGGTCCTGTTAATCCTCAAACTGCCGCATATTGCGCACGATACAACTTAAAAAAAGTTACGGGTGAAATGGCAAAAAAACACTATGAGCGTATTAGCCCCTATACAGGCGAGTATTATCAGCTTCAGCCTGAATATACCAATATGTCTTTAAAACCCGGTATCGGAGCGCATTGGTACGAAAAGTACAAAGAAGATTGTTATCCCTCTGACTTCATTGTGGTTTCTGGTAAGCAAAAACCTGTACCACAGTTCTATGACAAAAAACTACGTAAGGAGGATGAAGCGCTTTATGAGCGCATTAAGAAAAAGCGAGTTATCCGAGCAATTCATCATAAATCTGAAAGCACCCCTGAACGTCTAGCAGTCCGCGAGGAATGTCTAGAAGCAAAAACTAGAACTCTTAAAAGGAATCTCTAAAATGGTTAAAAACATCTACGCAGTACACGACATCAAAGCGAATACTTATGGACAACCTTTCGTCATGGTTAATGAACAAACCGCTGTCCGTGCTTTTGTTCGTGCTTGCAATGATCCTTCGAGTGACATCGGCGCTTTTTATGCTGACCATAATTTATATTTCATCGGTACTTTTAACGATGAATCCGGAACAATTGATCCGGCTAAACCATTTCTTGTTACATCTGGTTCTCAATCAGTAGCAACGGTCTCTCAATCCTGAAAGGAAAAATCATGAGTTTTGGCGTCCCTCAGCACTCTAATCGTTCAGTGATGAACCATTCATTCAGTCAAGTACCTAAGGCTGAAATACCTCGATCTACGTTTGATCGATCGCATGGTTATAAAACTACTCTTAATGCCGGTTATCTTATTCCATTCCTTCTTGACGAAGTTTTACCCGGCGATACGTTCAAAGTACGCGCGACTGCTCTCGCGCGGCTTTCTACACCGATATTTCCTTTAATGGATAATATGTTTGTCGACACACAATTCTTTAGTGTGCCTATTCGTCTTCTATGGGATAACTGGCAAAAATTTAATGGTGAACAAAAAAACCCAGGTGATTCTACGGACTTCACGGTTCCTCAGATTGAATCGCCGGCGGTCACCGGATGGCTTGAAAATAGTTTAGAAGACTATTTTGGGCTTCCTACCAAAATCGCCGGTCTTGAACATTCGGCGCTATTTCATCGTGCCTATAATTTGATCTACAACGAATGGTATCGGGATCAAAATCTGCAAGATTCCGTTCCTGTTCCTACTGATGATGGTCCGGATGATCCTGCTGATTACACACTTCTTCGTCGTGGTAAAAGGCATGACTATTTCACTTCTGCTCTACCTTGGCCGCAAAAAGGACCCGGGGTCCAAATTCCCCTTGGTGGCTCGGCTAATGTTTTAGGTATTGGTATTGTTGATGGTTCTATCACTCCTGCGACCGGAACTATTCGACAAGCAGACGGAACTACTCTCGGTGCTTCGACCACCATGACTACATCTATTCGCATGGATGTTGACGGAACTAGTCCGAACATAAACCCGAAAATCTATGCAGACTTGTCGACTGCCACGGCAGCGACCATTAATAGTCTTCGTCAAGCTTTTCAAATCCAAAAAGTTTTCGAAAGGGATGCACGTGGCGGAACGCGATATATCGAACTCATCAAATCACATTTCGGCGTCACATCTCCGGACGCTCGGCTACAGCGGCCGGAGTATCTCGGTGGCGGATCGACTCCGCTCCAAGTCACGCCGATTCCACAAACCAGCGTCACAACTTCTGCTGGTGCTAAAGGCTCTCTTGCTGCTGTGGGCGCTGCTGTTCTCAATAATCATGGTTTTACTTCTTCATTCACTGAACATTGCCTGATTATTGGTATCGTCT